TTGCATGAGCGCGGCCACTCTCATAGTTTTTGTAATTGGTTAAATCTAATTTCATTGTGCCATCTCCTCTTTGCGCTGGGCTGTGGCCATCACTTGAGCCTTAGCCATTGCCACTTCGATTGCACCATCACTGAGGCACTCAGCAAAGCTATGAGCCATGTTCATGCAGTCCGTAGCCTTCTCGTCTGTGGGCGCTGTGATCGCTAAGAATAGAGCCAGCTTGAGGGCATCTTCGGTGGTCTGTGGTTGCTGGATGTTCATGCTGCTACCTCCAGACCTTCAATGTAAGGACCAGCGTAGTCCGTGACCAATACATGAGGCGGCTGGTTCCACCCGTCATCAATGTTGCTTTCCGCGTACACAAGATCCCAAAACTCTGAGACCTTATAACCCGCGACCTCAAGTATCTTACGGGCAAGCATCGTGTCGCTCTTTGTGTCTATCCAGTACATAAAACGACCTTCATCACCCATTGTCTCAGAGAGTGCGCGGCCTTGGTGGTCTTTGACTAGCTCGAAGCGCGGCAGCTGTTCACTCAAGAAGCTGCGCATTGAGGCGCTATATAAACTGTTAAAGTCTTCGAGACTAAAGGTCAGTGATAGTTGCTTAGTCATTGTCGTTCTCCTGTCATTCAGTTGGTTTTACCGTGGTTCACTGTGAGCCCACGAGATGGCCAGCGCTTCGAGGGGTACGCTGGCCGCTGCTGGGCTCACTGAAGTCCTGTGACTTTGGTAATAATCGAATAGTGCGCTTCGGTTTCCCCAGTGAGGTCCAAGTCAGCCTCAAGCCACAACTTGTGAACTCTCCGCCTTTGGTAAGCTGTGGCGTCACGCAGATAGTGCTTAGTGCCGTTAGAGCCCCAGAAGTAAGCAACTCCCATGTAGTTGGGGGTGCCAACGTGCGTCTTGTCTAATTGGTCCAAGGCAACAAGGGCTTCCATGGTCATGGCGTTGAGGTTCAAGGTCCAGCTCATGAGAACACCTCCAACACGATAGGCAACACAAATGGGATGGCAAAGATTGAGGCGCAGGCGATCAGCTCACCTAAGATTGTGAAGAACTTGCTCATGCTGTGACCTCCTCTGATTGCTTTATGAGTGCTTTAGCAAGACAGTGGTTCTCATAGGCAGCGCAGAACTCTATAAGTTCATCTAGCTTCTGCTGTGTTGAGGATGCTAAAGTGCCCTCACGGTAGCCCTTAGTCGTAAGGATGCTGAGTAATCCACGCTGTGCGGAGCGGATGCCTTTAAAGGTTCTCATGCTGCCACCTCATCAGCTGTCTCTACCGAGTACATAGTGAGAGCAACAGCAGAGCGGTCAGCATCAATAGAGCTAACGGTGACTGTCTCTAGTTCTTGAGTGTAGGTTGCGCCACGCTCGTCCAAACCTACGTTGCACCAGTCAACAAAGAGCTGCGCAGCTTTAAGGGCCGCAACGTCTGTGTCGTGCCATGCTGTGAGGTTAATAGTCCGGCGAACTGTACGAGAGGTAAAGTCTCTCCAAGTTACAGTGTATTTACCTTGGCCTGAGTAGGTGAGGTTAATGTGAGTTGCGCGGTTTACAGTTACTTTAGTCATTCGATCAGTCTCCTTTGTGTGAAGGAGTGCTGAAGTCTCACGAATGTTACTGGTGTTCTGCGATTGTCTGCCGCTTGGTATTCTCAGGGGGAGTTACAGTCCCCTGCCACACCTTGCGGCCTGTCGCCCACTAACTTAACGTGACGCCTTCGGCCTCCGTGATATCTTGATGCCAGTTTCTGATGTCCCCCGCAAGCACTTTTTGCACACCTAGAGTAACTTTCTGCACTAATCGACCTTCTGTCACCCCATAGAAGGGGAAGCGGGACGATAGTCGCCGCGGGAATACTAATAGTCGACCGAAGCCCCAGAGCTTGAGTGCTATTAGATGACCCAAGAAACATCCTCCTTGATAACACCAATCCAAAGAGAACTAGAGAACGTCCAGAGTCGACCTTAGTCGACTATAGTGCCAGTCAAGAGCTGTGTGTGTAGTTGTGTTGCTGAGGTGGTTGCTCAGGACAACCAAGGTCGACCACCTCACCTCTGAGACTGTTGGTCCCTTGGTTCCCACCTATAGAGCAAGAGAGAACCAGAGCCATGCTGAGAGCATTCGTTAGACGACTGAAGATCATCTATTTGACCTGTGCTGCCTACGAACACCACAGGCTTGCTAATCGTGCTGCTGATCAACTGCGGATGCACTCGACCAAGACGCTCAAGGACGTTGGCATAACTCGTGGTACTGTTAGTGCTGCTGCACACCATAAGTGTCCTTGGTGTAATGACGATGTGTGGCAAGAGTGGATCAAGTGAGACTGGTGCAGCTGTTGGCTAACTTGGGTTAGCTAAGGTAGCTAAGGACTGTCCCAATCTGTGTTGAAAAGTCCAAGCCCCCAGCCAAACAAATTTCCCGTCGGCTAATGTCAACCAATGTCACCTCGTGTCTGGATCATAGGCCCCCTCCCAGTGGGACCATACATCCCCCGCACTACAGAAGCTATAGATTGCAAGGGGTTAGCTGTTAGGATCAATCATTTCTGTAGGTTCCCTAGGCAAAAACTGACCCCCGCACCCTCAGAAACAAAAGCAACTTCAAAATACAGGGCTAAAGTTCTTGTTGTTGTTGTTGTTGTCGGCCTCTTTGAAGCAGGCTCACCTATAGAGAAAAGGAACCCAAGATGGGCCTCGAAACTGGAACTTACATAGACAGCCTAGTGACTACTAACCCAGCGTCAACTGATGGTCTCGCGCAAGCTGATGACCACCTACGCCTTATCAAGAGTACGCTCAAGAGCACTTTCCCCAGCATCACTGGCGCTGTGAGTGCCACACAGGCTGAACTGAATGTCCTCGATGGTATCACCAGTTCCACCTCTGAACTTAACGTCCTCGATGGCATCACAGCCACCACAGCTGAACTTAACTTCACTGATGGTGTCACTAGTAACATCCAGACACAGTTGGATGCAGTGTTGGCTGCTGCAACCTCTGCCGTACCTGCTGGTGTCATCTCCCTGTGGTCTGGTGCATCTAATGCAATCCCATCCGGCTATGCGTTATGCGATGGTACTAATAACACCCCAGACCTTCGCAATAGGTTTGTCATAGGTGCTGGCAGTACTTATGCAGTCGGTGCCACTGGCGGTTCTGCGGATGCTATTGTGGTAGACCACACGCATGGTCTAACGGCTGCCTCGACTGACACTCACGCTATGAGTGGCACATTCACAGCCTCCAAGCCCCAAGCGGCGACTGGAGTGTTTACTGTCGAGGGCAATCAGGGTGGTGGCGCAGATGGTGGCCAATCCACAGCAGGCCTTTACACTTTAAGTGACAGCCATAATCACGGGCTTACAGGGTCTACTGATAGCACAGGTTCCAGCGCTACCAATGCTAACCTGCCTCCGTACTATGCGCTTTGCTACATAATGAAAACGTAAGGAACTCAGGCCATGCCTAACCTACCAATCCGTGGACTAGGGTCCGTGGGCGTGGTCACTGATGTTGACCCCTACAACCTCCCCATCAACGCCTTCACTAGAGCCAAGAACGTAAGGTTCTCTGATGGTTCTGTTCAACGTGGTCCCATCATGCGTGGTGTGGCTGACATCTCCTTTGACCCTGTGTTTGCCTACGGTATCACTTCGCTCTCAGGGTTTGACACAGTGTTGGTCGTAGATGATGTGTTTGATGTCCGTGAGTTCTCTAATGGAACCTTTACTACTAGAAAGACCACATCCGGCGCAGCGTCTTCTATCCCCGCAGTAACAGCGACAACCCTGTCTGACGTACAGTATCTCAGCAGGGACGATCAGACACCCATATCGCGCACACCCTCCCAGACTAACTTTACTGATTTACCTAACTGGCCCACAGGGCTGCGTACAACCGCTCTAAGGTCTTTTGGTGACTTCTTGTTGGCTCTGGGCACCGTGGAAACCAACGTGGCCTACCCGAACCGTGTGAGGTTCTCAGACCCCGTACTGGCCAACCAAGTGCCTACTACATGGGATGAGACTGATCTTACCAACAGTGCTGGCTTCAACGACCTCGTGCAGATGAAGACCCCCATAGTTGATGGTGCAACTCTAGGCCCTAACTTCCTTGTGTATTCACAGGACCAAGTGTGGATGATGGAGTTCGTAGGTGGTACGTTTATCTTTAATTTCCGCAAGGTCTTTGATGACGCCGGAGTAATCAACCAGAACTGTATAGTTGAGGTAGAGGGTCGCCACTATGTCTTTGACCGCGATGACATCTATGTAACTGATGGCAACTCCCGCAACTCTATTTGTGATGGCCGCGTCAGAGACTACATATTCAATGGTATTGACAACAGTAAGCATGATGTCTGCTTTGTGATGCACAATTCTACTCTTGAAGAGCTATACTTTTGTTACCACAGCGGTGATGACATGGCCGTATATACGGATGGTACATCCTGTAACCGTGCAGCAGTCTACAACTACAAAGAGGACGTTTGGTCATTCCAAGATTTACCAAATGTAATCACAGGCACTGAAGCTAACGTAAATTCTGTGTTCTCTTATGCTGATGCAACCCAGTCCTATGAGACTATTGGTGGCTCTTACCATGCTCAAGAGAGCCCCTACGCTAGGCACCCAATCGTCATATCAACAGTCGGTGCTGGTGTAACTCAAAGTAAGCTCTATGGCATAGACCTAGCTGACAATGGCTCTCTAGCCTTTGGTGTAGACACTACGCACTCGCAGCCCTTCCTACTTGAGCGCCAAGGCATAGACCTAGACGAACAGGGTATCCCCCTGTCTGGCTACAAAGTAATCAACAAGATTTACCCTCAGATAAGCACAGGCAATCCTGATGGCATCTTCAAGTTTACTTTTGGTGCAGCTGACACTCCAGCGGCCACCCCTAGCTATGGCTCTGAAGTAACTTTTGATAGCAACACTGGCTACAAGTTGGATACACGGATGGCTGGTAGATACCTGAGCTTCAAAGTGACTAGCGACAACCTCAAGGACTTTAACTTCTCAGGTATGGACACAGACATCATCGTCACTGGGCGGAGGTAACTATGGCTCTATCAGACAAGCTGAACCTTATCGTTAATCGGTATGTAAGGCGGCAGTTACCTACACTCAGGAATGATGACGTAGGACGTTTTCTACAAGAAGAACTAAGAGAGCTAGAGGCAGCTATACAGTCTCTAGCAGACGCATCTGTCCAAGTGACAGACCGTGAGCCCGAAGGTTTACGGAAGGGGATGGTTCGCTATGCGGTGTCCCCTTGGAACCCTCTGGGCAACGGAACTCAAGGACTGGTTGTTTACAACGGTACTGCTTGGGTCGCTGTCTGAATCACATTAAGAAGGATACACATTATGTGGGGCGCAATAATCGGCGGTGCCATGGGCCTTATGGGCGCAAACAAGCAAGCCAAAGCACAAGACGCAGCAACAGCAGCCCAAATGGCTGGCTTCAACCAATACAAACCCTATGTGGACGCCAACCTATCTGGTGCCTCTGGTGCCCTAGATGGTGTACTTGCAACTGGTGCATACACTGGTCCCACATATGCTGGCCCTAACCAGTTCCAGACGGGCACTGCCACCAACATGGGCAACATAGGCGGCAACCTCCAGAACTCTGGTTACGGCATGATGGGCAACACGTCTGGCTTTGGCTCCAATGCCAACGCTCTGTTCAATCAGTACCAAGGCATGGCCAACTCTGCACAAGGTGATCGTCTTGCCACAGCTATGGACTACGCCAGTGCCAACGCAAACCCGTTGGTTGACGCTGCGATGCGTGATGACCGCCGCAACCTCCAAGAGAACACTCTGACAGGCATCGACCTTGCAGCAAGTGGCTCAGGTAACATGAACTCCAGCCGTGCTGGTGTAGCCGAAGCAGTAGCCAACCGCGCCTTTGATGACCGCCGCGCTGATGTCGCCTTAGACGTACAAGACAGGCTCATTGACCGCAGTCTGAACCAACAGGCTCGTCAATTTGATGACCAAGGCAATGCGTTGCAGGGTGCAGGCATGGCCAACGAAGGCATCCAGAACGCTTACACTCAGGGTCTCAATACACTGGGGCAGGGTGCTAACTTCGGTATGAACGCAGGCAACTCCCTACAAGGGTATGACCAAGCATCTCTTATGGATGCACAGGCTGCTTTCGAGCGCCAGCGTGACTTTGAGATGCAGCAGCGCCAAGGCTACCAGTCTGGTATTTTAGGTCAGGCTCCAGTCAACGTGGGTAACATTACTGCAAACAAGGTTGACCCATACCAAGCTGCCTTGGGTGGTGCGATGAGTGGCTTTGGGTTCCAGCAGCAATACTTCCCGCAGCAGACATCAACTGCATTCAATCCATTTAGTACGGCAACACAGCAGCAGCAGTTTAACAACAGCATAGCTCCGCCTAGCTTTAGTTTTTAGGAGGGAATAACTAATGGACCCTTTAATCCCCCCCAGCATCCAGAAATTAGCGGATGCAGCTGGCCTAACTTGGAACGAGTATGTAAATACATTGAACCCCCAAGACAGGGAAAAAGCAGACCGTGATATTGTTTTTTATACAAAGATGCGCAACAAGCAGATTGACGATCAAAGGCGCTCAGGCTTTAACGAGAGAACTTTGGCTGGCCCACTAGGGACATTTGAGATCGACCCAGCTCAAAATGCTTCTGCAACACCTACAGCATCTACACCGCAAGACCCTCTACTCACACATCCTACTTTCGTTATTATGGCGCAGAGCCAAAACAAAACTCCGCAAGAATATTTAGATAGCCTAAGTCCTAATATGCTGGAGAACTCCAGAAAGATACTTCTGGGTGTTGAACCTGAGCCACAGCCAGCCGCACAGGCACCAGTCCTTCAGACAGCCGTAGACCCAGCATCTCGTGCAGGAGAAGAGCCCGGTGTACTCATGCGCAATGAGCAAAACCTTGTCCAAGAGAACATTGGTGAGCGCCAGCTACTAGAAACTCGCATTGCTGATCTTGAGGGTTCTGTGGACACACAAGCAGATGTTGCACGGCTTCAGCAAATGAAGCAGCGTCTGGTTGAGCTAGGCGGCAGTGTCGAAAGTAACCAAAGCACACCCCAGTATGATGCAGCAGCTGAGGCATACTTAGAGCAACTGCGCGGTCAACAAGCACAGGCAGCAGCAGTTGCTCCAGATGTAAGAGCGGCAGAAGCGGAGCTTGCAAGCACCACAGAACTACTATCTTCGGGTACATTACCACCTGAGATGATGGCTAGTGTTCAGGCTCGTAAAGCAGCGGCAGAGGCCGCACTTGCCTCTGGTAATGCAGCTCGTGATGCTCGTGTTGCTGAAGCTAATGGCCGCACCCTATCAGTAGAAAACCCAGTAAACGGCAATGTCGCTAGTAGCTACGGCCCTATCCTTCAGCCTAACCCTAACGAACAGCCGGGTGCAGACCCTGCGATGTACACTCCAGTACCCGCACTGACACCTAACCCGTCTGCTATAGGTGCAGCTGATCCTTATGCACCTCCATACGCACCTAGTGCAGGTGGTGTT